GCGCTCCCACGGCACCAGCTCGGATAATTTCCGCTTTTCGTTTGCCCATGTGATTTTATCTGCCATGGTTATATTATACACTATTGCAGCAAGTTAGCAAACATGCTAACATAATGCAATGCCGGTGGCAAGCGTTCGGCTGCTTCGTAAGTAGCACAACCCGGGTGCAACTCCCGGCACCGGCTCTAAGATAGACACGATTAGCATAATTTAAATTATCTACCGACAATTCCAGTATTAATTGATTATTACCTGATTAACCGCCTATATAAGATAATAGACAGTTTTTGTATATTATCCTAAATGTAAGGAACGAGCATAAACTTTCAAAGTTGCTCACACTTTGTAAAATATTTACAATACTGCTATAATCTAATCAATCCAGTGTTCTGGAAGTGGAAGGTTTATCCTTCGATATCAGTCCGCCCGCACGGCTCTTCGGGGCAAGCAGATTGGGCGGGCTGATTTTTTGTGTCTCATTTTGGCTATTCTATGATACACAAACTGTTTTGTGGCTCAAGTGTGAACCATAAAAGTAATATTCTCTGTAACTAATACATCACAACTTGACAGATTTCTTACACAGAATATAATACTTGAAGCGGATCAATACTCCCATACATCACTGTGGTGACGAACCACAGAACTAAACGCCCATTATTGGGCGTTTATTATTAACTTGTAATCCTAAAAATATCTGCTATAATACTCATAATAGTACCCGCCACGCGAGGCATTCCAGCAAAGCCCTGCGCAAGCTGAAGTTGGAGTAAGTCAACCTCATAAGCGCTTATGAGAAAGAGCCAGCGGACCGAGGCGGGTCATAGTCTCCCCCACTCCTTAGGGGATGGGGTGCGAGAGCTGGGGTTCATTCCTGGCTCTCTGCTTTTTAATTTGCAATCCTGTAAAAATATGCTATAATATATTTACAGCCTTTCTAAGATTGGTTGTCTCCCTCGGGGACGCCTGAGGCGCCGCGCGGCAATATGGTCGGGGTTTGGGTTCTATCCAGCCCCGACCGATTTTTATGTTATACTTTCATTTGCATAAAATCAAGCCACAATAATCACTTGCATAATTATAAAAATCGTGTTATGATTATTGTAATTAAATAGGGATTGCGGAGTTTACCGCCCGCCACAGGTTGCCTGAAATGGCAGCAATTGTGGTGGGTTTTTTATTTTAACTTGCATCCCATAACAGTGCCGACGGGCGATAAGCGGAAAGGATCGAAATGGCAGATAATAGCCAACTTACTGAGGGAGCTCAGGAAATCAGCAAGACGCAGGAAGCTGCGGAAAAAATCACTACGGCACAGCCGGACACTAACACTGCTGTAGAAGCAGGCAAGACATTCACACAGGCGGATGTGGATCGGATCATTGCGGAACGCTTGCAGCGTGAGCGCGCTAAGCTGCCTAATGACGAGGAACTCAAAGCCTATCGTGAGTGGAAGAAATCTCAACAGAGCGAGGCGGAGAAAGCTGCTGAGCGCGAGAGGGAATATCAAGCGTTACAATCCAGAGCAATTGAACTGGAACGCGAAAATGCTGTGATCAAGGCTGGCGTGAAGGCTGATGACGCCGAATTTGTGATTTTCAAAGTATCACGAATGGAAGGCGACTTCAAGAAAAACTTAGACAGTTTTCTTGCCGAGAATAAAAAATATACTGAACCGGTTACTGAAAATGTACCCGGAACTAAGCACAATCCGAGCACAACGGATCAAGACGCTAATTTTATAGCAGCGGTTCGGCGGGGCGCAGGATTGAAATGAAAGGATAAAACATAATGACTATTGCATTAGCTTCAAAATATCAACCAATTCTGGACGAGATTTACAAAAATGCCAGTTTAACCGCGTCAATGGACGCGGCAACAAAACCTGTCAATTTTGGCGGGGCAAACGCCGTAAACGTGTTCAAAACCTCGATGGTTGGGCTTGGTGATTATTCACGCTCTACCGGCTATCCCGTTGGGGACGTTGCCGGAGCATGGGAAACCTTGACACTGTCAAAGGAACGCGGACGGGCATTCTCGATCGACCGCATGGACGACGAAGAAACCTTGGGCATGGCATTCGGCACACTCGCAGGAGAATTCATCCGCACACAAGTTGCTCCTGAACTGGACGCATACCGATTCTCAACCTACGCATCGACAACCGGCATTCAGGAAGTCGCCACACCGGCAGCTCTGGACACAGGGGCGAAAGTCCTTGCAGCCTTTGACGTCGCAATGGACAAGCTGGACGAAAAAGAAGTACCAGCAGAGGGACGGAAGTTATTTATATCATCCAGTTGTTATAACCTACTGAAGGGACAGCTCACACGAACGCTAAGCACCGAGACATCAGCGGATAGACGCGTATTCGAAATCGACGGCGTTGAAGTTATTCCTGTTCCGCAGACACGGTTCTACAAGGGCATCACCCTGGTTGACGGTTCATCCGCTGCAACCGGCGGCTACTCCAAGACTGAGAACACTGGTAAAAACATCAACTTCCTGTTGCTCCACCCGTCATCCGTTTTGCAAGTAACAAAACTATCCGACCTAAAAGTTTTCGCTCCGGAAGACAACCAGACGGCTGACGCTTGGTTGATTCAATACCGCATTTATCACGACGCGTTTGTTTATGCCAACAAGAAAGAGGGCATTTACAGTCATATCGCTACAAGCTAAGTTAATGAATGATAATAAGGCGGGGCGAATAATCCCGCCTTTCGAAAGGATGAATTATGGCAGCATTAAAACCAATTCAAATTGCCGGCTGGCTGAAGGACGTAAACGATAATTTTGATTCATTGGCGTCACTTCCTGGATTGCACATTACAAAATTTACGTTTGACACTGCTGCGTACGACGCAGCAAGCACACCAGCGAGCAATAAGACCGTTGGTGCGCATCCACTGGCAGTAAAAATTCCTGATAATGCAATCGTAATTATGGGGTTTGTGGATGTTATTGCAGACGTCACTTCCAACGGAGATGCGACCGTTGCGATCCACCTGGTGAACGCAAACGATCTTCTGACAGCAACGGGGAAAGCAAATTTGACGCTGGCAGCACAATTGCCCATGGCGGCAGTAATTACCACACCGATCAAGCTGGCTGCAGAAAAAGCGGTTACTGTGACCGTTGGAACCGCTGCGCTGACCGCTGGCAAGATTGACGGCTATATCGTCTGGATAGAAGGAGCGTAAAACATGGCTGGATTAATCAACGGTTCTGACTGGATGCAAAAAATACCAGTCGCAGGAACATACACTGCAACAAGTGCAGACGCCGGCGTAAACAAATCAGTTATCAATACTGGTAAAGCGGACGCGACCGGATTCATCGTACAGGTAATCCGTGCGAATATCGAGACCACCGCCAAAGCAAAAATCAGCATGGCAGCCGGTGTAATATCGGTAGAAGACAACAGTTCTGATTTTGTGGTGACTAACGGCGATGTTATCCACTGGATCGTATACTAAAAAGGGCTGATCAATGGCGAGTTATGCGGATTATACATATTATCTTGACACTTATGGCGGGACGATAATCCCAGCTGAGGCGTTCGAAAAAGCAATGCGTGATGCCAGCCGCGAGGTCAATCGGTACACATTAGAACGAGCTGAAGCCGTGCTTGCCGCTAATTCTGACCTTAGCCTAATTGAGAAAATCAAGTTTGCCGCATGTGCGGCAGCTGAAGTGATTTATCAGTACGGTAATCAGATAATGGGAAGGCGCGATATTGCCAGCGAGAGCGTGGGGGATCATTCTGTAAGCTACTTATCCGCAGACCAGTTACGAGCCAATGAAGTGCACGCTATAACAGAGACGATTAATGGCTACTTGGGCTTGACTGGTCTGATGTTTTTGGGGTGAGCAGATGATAACGCCACATAGCATGACCTGGTATGAGGGCAATAACGTTAACAACGTGATGGTATATACGCGCCATGAAGTGCCAGAAGTGATGTGGCAAGCCAGCAAGGCTGCTAATGTAATTAAATCAGGGCTGCAGGAAGCTGACCGTGCCAATATTTGGGTGCCTTATAAGCTGCATGATGGTACTGACCGCAGGGATACGTTGAACTTCAAAGTTGGCGATTACTTAGTCAAGGGGATTGTATATGATGAAATCAATGCCACGTTCACAATTGCCAAGCTGCTGAAGAAGTATCCCAGCGCGGTCAAGATAACCAGCGTAGATGATAAGGATTACAGCTTGAGTGGCGAGAATTACATACGCTTAGGTGGTGGCTAATGGCAAAGCTCATGTATATCGAAACGCCACGTGGGTTTGTCAAGCAAACTAAAACAAAGAACGGCGTGATTACGACCGAGCTCAAGTGGAACCCAGGCTTTGCCCCTAAGCTAAACGCAAGCCATATAAGTGCGCAAGTTTACTTGGATAGTGAAGTACTGCGTACATCGAACAAGTTTGCGCCGGTGGTTACTTCGATGTTGGTAAAAAGCGGTATCTTAGGAACTAAGCCTGGTGACGGTGAAGTGGCATGGATCGCGCCTTATGCTTGGTATCAGTACCACTTAGAGAACCGCAAGACCAGTCAGAATATAAATCCGAATGGCGGTCCTTATTGGTTTGAGCGCGCCTGGTCAGTTTATGGGCCGGCGATAAAACGAGGCGTGGAGAGCAAGATAAAGCGAGGCTTATGAGCGATATCAGCGCAATACAAAATTATTTACTGACCTATCAGAACTTAGAAGCTGACCGCCCGATATGGGTTGAGATGCTGCAGCCTGAGCCTACGGCTTACACGGTATTTTTAGTACCAGGTAAGCAGGTGATGGTTGACTTGGCTGGCAACAAGGTAGTGGAATATCCGTTTGGATTTGGCGCCACTGAGGCGCTTGACGAAAACTCAACTCTGCAAACTGCAGAGTTTTATGAGGAATTTGCCGACTGGTTAGAGAGCCAAAGTGAGGCAGGCGTTCTGCCCACAATGGACTCTGGCAAGACGGCAACTTGGATAGAGGCTCTGGACACGGCAACGATTATCCAAAGAGCTACGACCACAGGAGTTTTTCAGATCCTGTGTAAATTAACTTATGAACAAGTGAAAGGAAATTAATATGGCAACAAAAGCAAAACGCTCGAGTATTTGGCATTACCTAAAAACAGGAATGACGACTGGTGCTGGACCAAAACCGATTTGGAGCCGCTTAGGGCTTACGGTTGAAAGTGGCGAAATTGCCTACAACCCAGAAACAGAAGAAACAACCGATATTACACTGGATAGCAAGGCTACTGAGATTACAAGCTACAAGCGCTCATTTGCCGTAGAAGGCGTGGTATATCCTGGTGATGCGGTTTTTGATTACATTGACGGCTTGCGCACGAGCATGGCAGTTCTGGATGGCTTGCATACCGAGATGCTGAACATCTGGGGCTATAAGGCGCCAACGGGCGACCCTGAAGACGAATTATCGCCAGCGTATGCGCAATGGCCTGGAGAACGGGTGCCCGTTACTATCGGAATTGAGAGCATCGGTGGGGACGGCGCGTCAACTGCCAAAATCAAGTACACAATCTATGATATTGGTACTCCTGTAGCAGGCTTTTTTGAGCCTATTAGCAAGACGTGGAAAGATGGCGCGTACGAAGCCATACCAGTACCGGCGCCCTAAAAGAAATTAGATGCCCCCGCCTAAAAACGGGGGCAGAAAGGATAGCTTGTGGAGAAGCTCAATCTCTCAAAACGGGTTGAAATCGCAATTGACGGCGACCCAG